CATGGTCACGGCGTCGAGGAGTTGAATGATTTGGTCCTCGTTCATCGGGTATGCTCCTGGACCCACTCCGCATTGACGGGAAGGGTCAAGTCCGTGAATCCGTTGGTCCCACCGATGCACACGTTGGGCTCGCTCGTGCCCCACGACGTGACACCCACTAGCACGGGGCCGTCCTCGGTGATGGCGTACACTGGGCCGCCGCTGTCCCCGTTGCAGATGCCCTCGTCGGTGAGGATGAACCCACCCGCGCGGTCAGTCTCGTTGACCACGCGCTCGTGGAGCTTGCCGCCGCTGCCCACGCCGTAGCCTTGCACCACTAGGGCACTGCACTCACCGGGGAGGCCGACGGCTGCGTAGGGCTCGGGGAGCACCTCCTCGACGTAGAACATGGCGAGGTCGCGGTAGGGGAAGATGTAGTCCTCGTGGACCAGCTCCTCGACCACGTCGTACCACGCCACGCCCTCGACGAGCACGTCAGTCATGCCCTGACAGTGCGCTGCACTCAGCACGGTGTGCGGGCCCACCACGGTCCCGGAGCACGAGCCCGCGCCCTGAACGTAGGCCGTGCTGCGCCGGTCCACTGACGGGGTGCCATTCACAATGTATTGCGAGGTCGAGGCAACGTCCGGCGCTTGGCATAAAGGGGCCACGGGGCTCCCGCACCCCATCATGGCCAGCAGGAACACGGCGATACCCTTCATCGTGCGTGGTCCTTGCCACGACACTCGATAGGTCGGTGGCCTACGGGGACGGAAAGGTCGCAGTAGCCGTCGTCGCCAGGCTCAACCACGTCGGGCTCCTCGCACTCAACAGGCTCGTCGCACACCTCGACGGTGTCGGTGCAGGTGTAGTCGCAAGCCAGGTAGTCCTCGGGACAGAACAGCTCGTTCGCCACGATTTCCACGTCCGGGGTGCCGAAGGCGTAGCCACACTGCACCGCAAAGCACTGGTCCACCTCGATGGTGCGGCACACCAGCTCGTCCGGTTGTGGCTCACCAATGCCGATGCACGAGCCACTAAAGGCCCCGCCGCCACAGTCTGAGGAACAGCCGGACAAAGCCCAGCCCACGAAGAGCATGAAGGTCAGTGCGAAAATGAAGGTGACGGCTCCCGTGAACTCGCCCTTTTGAATCTTGGTACTCATGAGTCAATCCCATCCAGTTCGTGTGTTAGGAAGCAGGCCATTCCCGCTCCCTCCATGTCAACAGTCCAGACGGGGTCACCCGCCACGTTCTCGTCGCGCTTCACTACCAGGCCCTCGCACCAAAGGAAGGGGCCCTGCACTCGTATGCGGACGCGGTCGCCCACGCCAAAGTCCTGCTCGATGAGCGGCGCCTTGCCGGTGGCAATCTCGCGGCCCTTGCGCTCGTACAGCTCCTTGATTTGCTCGTCGGTGTACGTCAAGATTAGCTCGTCCAGGTCTTTGGGACGTGCCTGGCAGCTCTGCATGTTACGCACGCGGTCTTGTAGCTCGCTCATCTCGGCTTCCTCGTAGTCATTGATGTGGTCGAACACGTCGGGGCGACGGCGCTCGGAGTGTGGGCCCGCCTTGCGGGCAAGGGCCGCGAGCATGTAGGCGTTGCGCTTGCCCATCATTCGCCCTCACCCTCAGTCAGGATGTCGAGCGCATCGGGGTAGAGCTGGCCACAGTCGGGGCAGCTATCCTCGGGCTCGTACCCGGTGAGTGGGTCGAGGCCCACCAGCTCCAGCATGTTGTCGATGACCTGCGCCAGGTCCGTAGAGGCGCGGTACGCCAGGTCAGCGTTGTCGGCGGCAACCGCCGTGCGGAAACGGATTACAGTCGCGTTGAGGAACTGCTCACACTGCCTACGGTCGCGCTGCCAGATTGGGTCGTCCTTCTTGCTCATATATTACAAGTACCCGTCAGCGGCCTCTTTGTCTAGGGCTGCCTTGACTCTGGCTGCGAAGGCCTCGACCACGGGGCGCACCTGCTTGCGCGTCCAGTGGATGGACAAGGCCTCAGCCAGCTCGGCGGCGATGACCCTCTGGGGCACGCCCTCGGCGTGGGACTGGTAGATGAAAGCCGTGCGGTCGCCGCACCCTTCCCGTACTGCCTCGGCGGCGAGGATGCCCGCGTGATAGAAGTACCGGGCCACGTAGGACTCAGAGTACTTGACCAGTGGGTGGTCTGCGTCGATGGCGCCGTCGAAGCCTGCGTCCGTGCGGATGCCAAGCTCGTTCAGCACGGCCTGGAGCGACACGGATGACCGGGGGCCCCGGAGGTCGGTGTGGGCCACGCTCTCGATGTCGGTGAAGTCCGGGTCATCGAAGAGGAGGGCCTCGCGGTAGGCGGCGAGCTGTTGGGGGTGCCACCACCGTTCAGTCTCGCGGCAGTACCAGTGTTGGGCGGAGGGCCGTGGGGGTCTAGTGGACATCGTACCAAGTCTTTCCGATTGCTGGTTCAGCGATGATAGGCACCTTGTAGCCCAGCTTGGGACCGGCGGACTCCATGCAATCCTGGAGCACCTCGGCGTAGTGTGTGGCCTGGAGGTCGATGGCGGTGGCGAGCACCTCATCGTGGACCATGCTGACGAGCTTGGCCTCCTGGCGGGGGACCGTGTAAGCGAAGTCTACCATCGCGAGCTTCGCGATGTCGGCTGCACTGCCCTGGATGATGGTGTTGACGGCGATGCGCTCACCGCTGTTGCGGATGGCACCATTGATACGTCGGGTGTTCCCAATGTCGATGCCATACTTCCCGGCGAGCAGCTTGGCCTTCTTGTGAAAGGCGTCCGGGTCACGGCGCTGCCACGCGAGGGGTTGCAGCTCGGGGACGAAGCGGCGGCGCCCGGTCTTGGTCTGCACGTAGGGTACCGGCGCTCGCTTGCACACGATGTCGATGACCTTGTTGCGGAAGGCGGCGGCCTCGGGGTACTCGGCGGCGATGGCGGCGAGTCGCTCCTTGGCCTCCGCCTCATCCCAGCCGAACTCGCGAGCTGCCTTGCGTGGGCCTCCCCCGTAGATGAGGAACCCAAAGTTGAAGGTCTTACCCTGGTCCCGGTCGAGGGTCAGGGTATCAGCGGTTCGCTGATGGAGGTCAGCTCCATCGAGAAAGGCTTCCAGGAGCGAACCCCCAGCCAGTTCCGCGAACAGACGCAGTTCAATCTGCGCGTAGTCAGCACTGACAAAAGACCAACCTTCGTCAGCGACGTAACACTGCTTGAGAAGCGGAGCGTATTCACCCTTCGAGAGTTGGTTCTGGATGTTCGGGTTACTGCTACTGAGGCGCCCAGTCCGTGTCCCCATTTGAAGCAGCTCAGGGTGTAGCCGACGGTCGGGCCATTGGCGAATCTCTTCATAAAAACCGTCAAGGTATGTCCCCTTCACTTTGCTTGCAGCGCGTAGCTCTAGGATGAGGGTGGCCAGGTCGGCCTGCTCGGGCGAGCCCTCGCGCTGGTTGTATTCCATCACGTCGCGGCCAGTCTTATACTCGCCCGTCTTAGTCTTTCCGTACTCGATAAGCGAGCCCTCGATGAACAACTCCTGGAGCTGCTTGGGGCTGCTCCACTCCACGTCGCCCATGACCTTGTCCCACTTGGCGGTGGCGGCGCCAAGGTGCTCGACGGCGAGCGTGCCCATCGTTTCCGATAGCTTCTCGTAGTCGAGGGCGATACCGTCCAGCTCCATGTGCGCGAGCTGCTTGGCGAACGGCGTCTCTATCTCGACGAGCGCGTTCTGCTGCTTCTCGGTGAGCTTGGTGTAGATGTCGAGGCCCACCTGGAGCGTGTTGAGTGCGTCGTGGCACACGTAGTCCTTGACCTGCTCGGCGGTCTTGTCGATGAGGCTGCCCTCCCACTTGGGGCTTTCCCGGTCGAGGAGCTGCTCCGCCAACACCTTGATGCTGATGCCACTGCTCTTGGAGTAGAGGAGCCAGGCGGCGAGCATGGAGTCCATGAACTGGATGTTGACGACCGACTGGAACCCCTCTTTGAAGAGGAGGCCGTAGTCGAACTTCACGTTGTGCGCCCAGCACCCGATGCCTAGGTCAGCGATGCGGTCAAGCGCCTCCTCGGCCCACGACCACTTGGCGTTCGGTCCCTTGTGGCGGAGCGGGAAGTAGTAGACGTTCTCGTTAGGCATGGCGATGCTGATGCCCTGGATGGCGGTGTAGCCCATGTTCAGGAACGGGTTGGGGTGCGCCTTCGAGTAGCGCCGGGCGGGGCCTACGGCCTCGGTGTCCAGGCCCACGAAGCCTGCACTCTCAAGGTCGCGGACGAACATGTCGAAGCGGGCGGGGGTGGTGACTAGGCGTTGCTTCATTGCGACTCCCCGTATTCGGTCGAGCAGCGGTAGCCACAAAAGGGGATGTCGAGGACACCGTTGGCGGCGAACTCTTGGAGGGTGATGTGCGGCTGCCCGTTGGCGATAGCCTTGTCGCACTGCACGCAGTACGTCTTGGTCACGAGGGGGTCGAACCCGTAGTACTTGTCCTTGGCGCGCGTGGCGGCGGCGTCGTCCCCGGCGATGCGGTTGGGCGTAGGGTGGAAGCTCAAGCTCTCGGGCTCCTCGGTGTAGCCCTTGTCGCCAGGTTTCAACTGGTACAGCTCATCCTTCTTCTCGACCGCGGGGGTCGTGTCGCGCCAGGACTCGTCCTTCAGTGCCTCTTCGAGGAGCTGGATGTCCCGGTCAAGCTCCTCCATCTCGTTGACCACGCGGTTGAGGTACCATTGTGCCTTCTGCAAGTCCTGGAGTGGGTGCCCCTTGTACCCCGCTCGGCAAACGTACTTCAACACGTTGGCCAGGCGGAAGTCATGCTTCGCATACGTCTCGATAACGTCGATGACCTCGATGCCATTCTGGTTGTAGTGGCTGGGGCTGTTCACTGGGTCGGTCATGGTTTTCCTCGGTAAAGGTATGACGGCTTGGTTTTCCTGGCGCCGTCTGACCAGAGCGGTTATAGCGTTCGCTCAACGCGGTGGACGGTGGGGGAGTCGCACCCCCTTCTCGCTGCCTCCCATTCTCGTCAGATTCGGAGGACTTCGTCCTGCCAGGATTATGATGGAGCCCCTGGCGGCGTAAGTTATCGGTTGGAGGGCTTCGCTTCTAAGTCGTTTTCCCAAACGGTGATGCTGTAGAACACGCGAGCACCGTCCTTGCGTGGGCTGTCCACGACCTTCTCTCCGTTCTCTGCCTTGAAGGCAATGATGGGGGAGGTCTTGGGGTATCCCTTTTCGTTCTTCTCGTCCGTAGGGATGTTGAGCAGGAGGTTGTACACGCCCGGGATGGGGGAGTCAATGACTGCGCCAAAGTCCTCGAAGGTCTTGGTGCCGTCCTCGTGCTTGATGGTTCTCGTTACTGTTGCTCGTCGTGCCATGTTACCAGTCGTCCTCTTCATTGGTTTCGGGTTGCGTTGGCGCCTCGGCGGCAACCGGCTTGGCTGCTTTCTTAGGCGCGGACTTCTTGGGGGCTGCCTTCTTGGGGGCTGCCTTCTTCGGTGTGCCCTTCCCGACCAGCGGGTAGAGGCATAGGCCGAGGTTCTGGCCCAGGGCGACAGCGGCCCGCTTGAGCGCGTCGGTCGCTGCCTCCGCGATGGCGAAGTCAAAGGCCTCGTTGTTCGAGCGACCTGATGCGAAGCCTAGCGCGAGGCCGTCCTTCGTCACGGTCACAGGGTCACCGTCCGCTGGGCGAATGGTCACCGAGAGTCGGCCATGCACAAAGGCGGCCATGTTCTCGCGGTCGATGGTTGCAGTGACGACCTCGAAGCTCCAGCCCAACGGGCCGAACAGCTCGTTGAGGCGCTGCTTGGTGTATCGCCCGGTGACGTAGCTGAGGCCGGAGCGTTCACTAACGAACTCCGGGTCTACGTCCTGTTGAAGGGCTGTTGCTGTATCACTCATATATCACAAGTACCTTGGTTAGATGTTTTGGTCTAGGCCTGCGCCTGCTTGGCGAGGGCGAACTCTTCGTTGCACACGTCGAGGACGGTGTCCCACTGGGGCGTGCGCTTGATGACGGTGGGCCGTAAGTCCCAGTATTTCCTCCACTTTTCCTTGGGGTCGGTGAAGATGCACTCCGCACAGATGACCGCCCAGTCCAGTTCGAGAATGGCGAGCTGCGTCTTGACCTGCGCGACGTAGTACTCCGGCACCTGGCCTCGGGACCAGTACACGCTGATGGACTTCTTGATTTCAAGGATGCCCGTACCGCGCCCAGCGATGCGTTCACGCAGTGTCGGAAAGGCGTCGGTGTCTTGACAGTAGTTGACCGTGGGCTCACCCAGGTCGTCGTCGGTGTGCAGGAACCCGTCCACCGTGGCGGCGAGGTGGGGCCAGCGGTCGTTCACCATCATGGAGTTGTCGGGCTCACACTTGTAGCCGATGCCCTCCTGGAACTTGCGGATGATGTTCAGCTCGTCGTAGCTCCCGTGTGCCATGGACACGATGGAGTACGGGGGAAACTCTTTCTCATACCCGGCGAACTTCTCGGCGCAGATGGTAGCGCGATTGTTGTCCTCGAAGTACCAGGCGTTCTTCTTGTCGGCGTAGTTGGGGCCTCGCCAACCGTACACGCTGGACGCGGTGAGGTACTGCTTGCGTTCTTCAAGCCAGACCCCGCGGTCGCTGGCATCTCCTACCTTGCGTATGCTCATACATTACAAGTACCCTGCATGGGAAAAAACATCTAGGGGGTAGACCTTTCTTTTCACGCTCGGTACTTGTGAAGTGTGCATAGGGTACTACCACTTCTCTACCAATGAAGTACACTACACCAGGTAAGTAACGGGCAGGAGAGAGCATGACTAAAACATTCGAGGAGCGGGAAAAAGAGCTTTGGCCCGATACATGTCCTGCGTGCGGGTACATGGCGTACATCGGGATGAACTCCGTCCAGTGTATCGTAGTGGGGAGCTGCCGGAACTTTGACCAGAAGGAGTCAGACCGGTGGGTCGCCCTCAAGGATGAGCTTGACCCGCCGTTGCTCACCTGCCCGACACTCGACGAGATAACCACGGGCTCACAAGTGCAACAAATAATGTGGCCCACGCAGACCACCTTCGATTGGCACGTCCACGTTGAGACGCAACCCTTCGTCCACGACAACGGGAAAGGAGAGTGGACCTACCAGCTCCCGGCGGGGGAGGCGAAGAAATGCTACATCGGGGACCAGCATGTTTCCTCGAATGGCATCACCTACTGCATCGTGGGGATTGACCGCACGGTGGACCAGATAACCATCGCCTGGGACAAGAGAGTTCAGACGAACCCTTGACTTTCCCGCCCCTGCCCGGTACTTGTAATATATGAGCCTGAACGACAACGTCGAATCACCATGCGAGCTGACCCGAGACTGGGGCTTCGTGGGGTTCATGGAAAAGGGGCGCGGTTCCAAGCGCCACGAGGTGCAGGTGCCCATCGGTGTGTACGGCTCGTACCGTGACGGTGCGGCCCACGCCAACGCCTGGATGAAGTCCACGGCCGGCGCCCTGCGCTGGGAGGGCGAGCGTCTCTACAAGTCACTGACCACGGAGGAGGAGTATGAATGAAAAAGAATACAAAGAATCTGTTAGGAGTGGCGCACCTGTTTGTTCTGTTTCCGGTGGCCCTTGCGAGTGTCTCGCTGGGGGTGGGTGCAAAAATCGTCAACCGTCACTGGACCGACTTCCAGACGAGACTGTACGCCTCCTCAAAACGCTGAGGCTCCACCTCGACATCGCCCGGGAGGACACCCTCCAGATAGAGCACGGCGCGAAGTTCGCCCGGGAGTACCCACTCCCCGAGGTCCGCGACATCCGCCGAAAGATTGACGCCATGCAGCGCACCATCGAGGAGATTCTTTCATGACCTTGACCGACCTGATGGCCCTTAGCGCCGAGGACTTTGTGGAGGTGGCCTACTTGCACTGGTTGGAGTCCGACCACTGCGCCACGGTGAGCTACATGGACCTGGTCCCCGAGGGCCCCGAGGACGACTGCGCCGAGGTCACAGAGCGCGGCCTCCTCGACTGGTTCCACGAGTGGGTTGCCACCCGCCCCGACGAGGACGAGTACTACGCTGACGGCTTCACGCTGTACGAGCAGAACCGCATCAACGGCCTGGCCGACCAGTTTGTCTACGCTGCCATCGACGGCGTCGAGCTGGCCGAGGA